TAGGACTTTTAAAGACCTAGATTTAGACTTTGGTTTAAATTCAGTAACTAAGGATGTAAATAAACTTACAGACGCTGAAGCTATTAAGAGAAGTGTACGAAACTTAATTAATACAAATAATTATGAGAGACCATTTAGGCCTCAGATTGGTTCTGGTATCAGAGGTTTATTATTTGAACCTATGACAGAATTAACATCACACTTTATGCAACTTAAAATTGCAGAGGTATTAAATGAATATGAACCCAGAATATCTTTAAGTGATATTGTAGTTAATAATCAAGCAGATAAAAATGCTTATGCTATTAGTATTCATTTTGTAATAGTAGGTTCACTAGAACCAGTAGTAGTAGACACATTTTTAGAGAGATTAAGATAAAATGGCAAATGCAATTAGTAATAGACTAGATGTTTCTGAATTAGACTATAATGGTATAAGAGACAATTTAAAAACATTCTTACAAAATCAAGCAGAATTTTCAGACTATGATTTTGAAGGCTCAGGTATGTCGGTATTGTTAGACTTGTTAGCATACAATACACATTATCTATCATTTAACGCCAACATGCTATCAAACGAATTATATCTTGATAGTGCAGACATTCGTAAAAATGTTGTTGCATTAGCAAAACAATTAGGTTATACACCTACAGCAGTTACATCACCATTAGCAACTATTGATATAACTTTAAACAATGTTCCTACAACTGTTGCTTCAGTTACTATGGCAAAAGGAACTAACTTCACTACTGTTATTGACCGAGTAACTTATACCTTTTTAACAAATGAAGATATTTCAATGCAACCAACTGATGGTGTTTATAAATTTGAGAATGTATCAATTTATGAAGGAACAAATGTTAATTTTCAATACACAGTAGATTCTTCAGATGTAGACCAAAAATTTATTATACCAAGTAATTTAGCAGATACAACTTTATTGACAGTTAAAGTACAAAACTCATCTAGTGATACTACAACAAATACATATACTAAATCTCAAACACTAACAGAATTAGATTCAACATCAAAAGTTTATTTTTTACAAGAATGTGATGATGGCAGATTTGAAGTTTATTTTGGTGATGGTGTTTTAGGCAAATCACTTACAGATGGTAACATTATAATTTTAGAATATATTGTAACAAATAAGGATGCAGCTAATGGCGCTTCGGCATTTAATTTAGGTAGCACAATAGGTGGATTTACAAATGTTTCAATTACAACTGTATCTCCAGCACAAGGCGGAAGTACTGCTCAATCTAATAACTCAATTAGATTTAATGCACCTTTACAATATCAAGCACAAAATAGAGCAGTTACAGTTAAAGACTATGAAACTTTAACACAAACTTTTTATCCTAATGCAGAATCAATAAGTGCATATGGTGGAGAGGATGCTGAAACTCCTGTATACGGTGCAGTATATATTGGTATTGTTCCAAAATCAGGTTCAACTTTAACAGAGGCAACAAAACAAAATATTGTAAATAACTTAAAAAAATATAATGTTGCTTCAGTAACACCTGTAATTGTAACACCAGAAACTACATCTATTATCATAACATCAAATGTTAAGTATAGTCAAAATGCAACAACTAAAACAGGTGATAGTATAAGGTCAAATGTTATAACTACACTATCAACTCATAGTATAACTAATTTACAAAAATTTGAAGGTCTATTTAGATACTCACAATTAATACAAGATATAGATGATACAGACACATCTATATTATCAAACATAACAACTTTAAGAATTAGAAAAGATTTTACACCTACACTATCTAGTGCAATAACATATCAAGTTTATTTTAGAAATGCATTATACAATCCTCATTCAGGACATAATACAACTGCTGGTGGTATTTTAGAATCATCAGGATTTAAAATACAAGGCAATGATAATGAGATGTTTTTAAATGATGACGGACAAAGTAATATTAGAATGTATTACTTAGTAAGTGGCGTGAAAACTTATTTAAATAATACACAAGGAATAATTAATTATACAACAGGACAAATTACTTTAACATCATTAAATATTACTTCAATATCAAATATTAGAGGTAGTGTTTCAACTGTTATAGAAATTGTAGTTAAACCAAATTCAAATGATGTTATACCAGTGAGAGACCAAATATTACAAATAGATGTTGCTAATTCGCAAGTAGTAGTAGAGACAGATTCTTTTGCAAGTGGTACATCAGATGGTGGAACAACTTACACAACTACAACTAGTTACTAATGGCAAAATTTAATAATAAATTATCTACATTAATAAAACATCAGGCACCTGATTTTGTTTTAAATGAACACCCACGATTTTTAGAATTTATAAAACAATATTATACATTTATGGAATCAGCAGAAATTGCTGTAACGAGTGTTCAAACAACTGATGGTGTATTGTTAGAAAGTGAAACTGATTTAGAGCCAAGTGCTTTACTGTTAGACGCTTCTCGTATCTCATCAGGCAATACAACTGAAGGTAATGGTGATAAAGTATTACAAGAATCATCATCTTATGGTAAATTTGAAAGAGGTGAAACTGTAACAGGTTCTACATCAAATGCAACAGCAACCGTTCTTGTAGAAGATTTAAGTAATGGTAAACTTTTTATTACAGCACAGGATAAATTTATAGATGGTGAAACTATTGTAGGTGCAACATCTACAGCAAGTGCAACTTTAGATAATTACAGACCTAATCCTGTACAGAATATTCAACAACTTACAAATTTCAGAGACCCAGATAAAGCTTTATCAAACTTCTTAACAAAATTTAGAAATGAATTTATGGCAACATTGCCTGAAAAATTAGATAGTAATATTAACAAAAGAAATTTAATAAAAAATATTCGTTCAGTTTATCTTGCAAAAGGTACTGCTAAGGCAAATGAAGTATTTTTTAAAATGTTATTTAATGAAAACTCTGAAACAATTTATCCTAGAGAAAACATGCTTAGAGTATCAGACGGAAAGTTTGATAGTAAAAAAATATTAAGAGCAATTGAATCAATAGGAACACCTAATGATTTAATAGGCAGAACAATTACAGGTATTACATCAGGTGCAACAGCTGTTGTAGAAACAATAAACACCTTTAATATAGGTGGTATAAACACAAATGAGTTTATTTTAAATGAAGATACAATAGTAGGAACTTTTGTTGCAGATGAAACTATACAAGGCACTAAAACTGATACAGATGATACTTATATAAAATTAGTATTAACATCTATACCATCAGTTTTAACAATATCAACTGATGGTGCAAACTATTCACCGAGTGATACAGTTACAATTTCAGATACAGGTGGTGTTGGTGCGAACATACAAATAGATGAAGTAGGACTAGGAAGTCTAACAGATATATTTATAGGAAATGGTGGTAGTGGGTATGCAATAGGAGATGTTATAAACTTTACACATGATACTGGTGGTGCTTGTGAAGGAAAAGTTTCTGTTGTCAATGGTGGTATTGCACCTGAAGACGGAGACATATCAGAATATAGTATGGAAACTTTTGACCATATTATTTTAGAAGACGCTACACAACAAAATGATAATTATACTGGTGATAAGTTTGTACAAGAAACTGGAACAGGTAATAATGATGTTACAGATATAAGAATTATAAATGCAGGTTTTGGTATGAGTACTTTGCCTACAACTTCAATTACAAGTAATAGTGGTAGTGCTTGTACATTACATCCTTACGGTTCAGAAATAGGAAGAGTTATAAAATTAAAAATAGTAGAGTATGGAAAAGATTATGAAGATAGTCCAACTCCACCTACACTTTCATTCCCAACTCAATTAATTGTAACAGGTGCTTCAGGTAATTATACAGTAGGAGAAACTGTTAGTGGTTTAGGAACTGATGGTTCAACAACTGTAAGTGCAGCTGTTTTATCATGGGATTCATCTAGAGGACTTATGGAAGTTTCAAGTCCAACAGGAGTATTTGATACAAGAGTTACATTAACAGGTGGTACATCAACTGAAACAGGAACAATTCGAGTAGTAGATACTGCTACAGCTTCTACAACTGTTGATACTGTTGTTGATACAGATGGTGTATTCTTAAATGAAGACGGACATATATCAGAATCAACTATGAAAGTACAAGATAGTTTATACTATCAAGATTTTTCTTATGTAATAAAAGTAGGTCGTGCAATTGTAGATTGGAGAAAAACATTTAAAGATACAATTCACCCAACAGGTTTCTATGTAACAGGTCAAGTAAATATTGAATCATCATTAAATGCTTCAATGCAAACACCGGTTGATGGTATAGTATCTGGCGTATCACATGCTGGACTTGCATTAATCATTAATACTCTATTCTCCACAATACTTGGTCGTAGATTAGGTACAGTAGATGACGGCACAACACTAAGAAGTAATTCGCATATTGGTGTAGGTGTAGATTTAGATGATAGTACAAGTGAACACTTTACTGCTAACACTAGAGATGTTACTTTAAAAAGACAATATATAATAAAACAACAATCTGTTCAAAAATACGACTTGGCACATAGAAGTGTTACAGGTCTTAAATTTGGCTCAGGTTTAGGGCAAAGATTTAGAAGTTTTAATAGACATGCATTTATGTTTAGTGGTGGTGCAATACCTCAGACAGGTTCTGTAGGTAATGATTCTACTGAAAGAAAATATATACAAGAAATGACAATAGGGGAAATGAGTACCATGTTGAGTACAATGGGTGTTCAAGGTACAAAAAATACAAGTATAGACGGAGAGGGAATTGTTTTTGCTGATATCGAAAATGATGAATTAAGAACTAATATCGCTTTTCCTACAGAAATACGGATAAACTATAATTAAACCATTATAAATAATAGTAACATATTGAGTTAGAGGATAAAAACATGCCGGCAATTATAACGAATAAATTTAGATTACACAATGCAAGTAACTTTGTGGAATCTTTTTCAGAATCAAGTCCAAATATTTATTATTTGGCAATAGGTCGTCCACAAGCCTTCGCAACATCAACAGGTGGCGATAGTAGAACACAGTACGAAGGCACCGATTCATCACCATTAACACCAGCTGATTCAGTATCAGATGAGTTTTATTTTTTTGATGATGTAATCGCAGCTAAACGAATTACAACTTCAAATATTTCTAGAGTAATACCTAGAAGAAACTGGACAACAGGTACAACATATGATATGTATAGACATGATTATGGTCAATATGTCAAGGGGTCTTCATCATCTACTATAACGGCAAATAGTGGTGCGACTTCTCTTGCAGACGCTACATTCTATGTTATATCTTCAGACAATAATGTATATAAAGTATTAAGTAATAATGGAA